GGACGCAGAAAAACCGTGAAACTCACACCATCACAGGTAGCAATTTCTAAAAGATTAGGTGTGCCACTCGAAGAGTATGCGAAACATTTAGCCGCGAAGGAGGTATAAGCATATGACTAAAAAAGAAACAGAAACTACTGTTAAAACTTCCCGCGTGAGCGAAACTAGGGTTAAAAATGAAAAACCTAAAGTTTGGGCTCCCCCATCTTCTCTGGATGCACCACCTGCGCCAGATGGTTTTAGACATAGGTGGATACGTGCTGAGACACAAGGCTTTGATGATACAAAGAACATGTCCGGTAAAATAAGATCTGGTTGGGAATTGGTGAGAGCCGATGAATATCCAGGATCCGTGTATCCAACACATGACAAAGGCCAATATGCAGGAGTGATCGGGGTCGGTGGCCTATTGCTGGCTAGGATACCAGAAGAACTCGCAAAGTCACGTGAGGCTTACTTTAATCAAGTAAACAACGATCGTAATGAGGCTTTAGAAAACGATGTTTTGAAGGAACAGCACCCAAGCATGCCAATCAATCAAGAACGGCAGGCACGTGTAACCTTTGGTGGTACAAAGAAAGACTAATTTTTTAGTAATTCCTATCCACCGTAACAACAACTAACCTTTTAAGGAGGATAACAATATGGCTAATAAAGATGCCGCATTTGGTATGAGACCTGTAGGAACGTTGAGCGGTCAAAACAACATGATGACTAATGAGTACTTTATAGTAGACAACGAAGCGTCTTCTATGTACCAAGGTGACCCAGTAATTCAACAAGCTAGTAACACTGGCTTTATTGATATTGGTGCAGCTGGTAGTGAAAGTAATCTTGGTGTGTTAAATGGTGTATTAATCGACTCACATCCTTCAACGAAAAAACCAACTTTCCAGAACTTTTATGAACAAACGAACATAACTTCTGGATCAATAAGAGCTTTTGTATACGATGATCCGTATATGAAGTTTGAAATACAAGGGGATACTGGAACAAATTCTGATGTTACAGATCGTCATGAAGTAGCTGACTATGTAAATATGGGAACTACAGTAGGTAATGGTATATCTGCTGCAGAACTTGATATGAGCGATTTAGCTGCAACTGATGGTTCGTTAAAAATCGTTGGATTTTCTACAGACCCTGAAAACAATGAACTTGGAGCTGCGCACATGAATTACATAGTAATTTTCAATGAGCATAACTTCAAAAAAGAACTATAATAGCAGGAGGATTATAATATGGCTATATCAAGACAACAGCTCGCTAAAGAGCTTGAGCCAGGTCTGAATGCATTATTTGGACTTGAGTACAAAAACTACGAGAATCAACACACGGAGATTTTCGACACTGAAACAAGTGACAGAGCTTTTGAAGAAGAAGTAATGTTAACTGGTTTCGCAAACGCGTCAGTTAAAGCTGAAGGTTCTGCAGTATCTTTCGATAGCGCAAACGAGTCTTTCACTTCACGTTACACTCACGAGACAATTGCTCTCGCTTTTTCTATTACAGAAGAAGCTATTGAGGATAACCTGTATGATAGTATCGCTAAACGTTATACGAAAGCACTAGCAAGATCTATGGCTAACACTAAGCAAATTAAAGCGGCGAGTGTATTAAACAATGCATTCAACTCTGATTTTGCTGGTGGTGACAGTAAAGAGCTTTGCGCGGATGACCACCCAACACAAGCGGGTACATTCAAGAATGAGCTTAGTACTTCAGCAGACCTTAACGAAACATCACTAGAGCAAGCAATGATTGACATTGCTGCTTTCACTGATGAGCGTGGTCTGAAAATTGCAGCAAGAGGAGTAAAAATGATTATTCCTTCTGAGCTACAATTTACAGCTGAAAGACTGATGAAGACAGCTAACCGTACTGGTACTGCTGATAATGACATCAATGCGATCGTATCTAAAGGTATGATCTCTGGTGGTTATGTAGTGAACAACTACCTAACTGACACTGATGCATTCTTCATTAAGACTGATGTTCCTAACGGATTAAAGATGTTCCAAAGAGCAGCTTTAAAAACTGCTATGGAAGGCGACTTCGATACAGGAAACGTTAGATACAAAGCGAGAGAAAGATACAGCTTCGGCTTCTCTGACCCTCGTGGAATCTTCGGATCTCCAGGTGCTTAATCACTAGATTAAGACTAAGATATTAAGGGGCCTTCGGGCCCCTTTTTATTTGCATAAACACATTTAAAAGCGTATAATTCACCCACTGCATAATTAAAATTAGTTAGTATAGACTCATGCAGTAGATTTTCTCAGGACTATATTAACGGAAAACGGAGACAAAATATGGGTAATACAACTTATTCGGGTCCTTTAAGATCTGAAAGCACAATTAAAACTGTCAGTAAAAATGCATCTACGGGAGCAATTACTGAAATTATGACTATGGGTGATGCACCTGTTGCACTAGCGGATGAGAACAAAACTCTTGATGCTGCAACACACAGTGGTAGAACACTTGTAGTTCCTGCACTAGCAGCTAATAGAACTATAACTTTACCGGCACCAGTTGCGGGTCAAAGCTATAAACTTATTTATGGTGGCGCAGCAGAAGAAGCAGAGAACCTAATTCTATTAACACCAGGAAATAGTAATTTCTTTTTAGGTGGTATCGTACATTTAGATTCTAATGCTGATAACGTATCTGTTTATTCTAACGGAAGCTCTAACTCCAGCTTAACTCTTACAGACTTTGGTGTGTTTGAGATTAACGTTGTAGCTAAAGATAGTACTAATTACTATATTTGGGGTTACCAAGAAGGTGCAGACGTACCTGCATTTGCAGATCAATAATAATTAACTCTGAGTAGGGGAGTAATGTCCCCTACTCTTTAGTAGGAGAAATAAAATGGCAGACGTAGTATTAAATCAAACACTTTTTGAAGGTGATAAAAAAATAGTTACACACTATCAAAATGTATCAGACAACGCCGGTGGCACAACTAAGATTGTTGACGTGTCAGCATTAACGGCAAGAGGTGACGGTGCAACACCAGCAACAGTTACTTTAAACAAAATATGGTATAGCGTATCAATGACAGCAAAAGTAGATTCTGTTAAATTGATGTGGGATGCAGACACTGATGCAACTTTTTTAACAGTAGAGGGTGATGGTTATCTAGACTATAGCTCTATTGGTGGTATTAAAAATAATGAAGCTACCAATTTTACTGGTGATGTTGTAATTGTAATGCCTGCTTGTACTGCTAATGACAGTGCAACCATTACATGTGAGTGGCTTAAAAATTATTAATAGGAGTAGCATATGCCAAACACTACTTCAGGAACAGCAACGTTCGATAAAACTTTTTCTATTGAAGAAATAATAGAAGATGCTTACCAACGTGTTGGTGTAGATCAATTAACCGGCTATCAACTTAAATCAGCTAGACGTTCTATAAATATAATGTTTCAAGAATGGGCTAATAGAGGCTTGCATTATTGGGAACTAAAAGAAACTAATATTGATTTAATAGAAAACCAAGCTGAGTATCATTTTTTCAGAAGTGCCGCAGACGACACTGCTGACAGTAATCGCGCACAAGCAACAACAAATCAAATAGAATCTACTATATTTGGAATGGATGATGTTTTAGAAGCAACTTTTAGAACTAATAGAACGCAAAGTTCACAGCAAGACGTAGCTTTAACAAAAATAAGTAGGTCAGATTATTCTGCACTTGCTAACAAACTACAAGTAGGCACACCAGTGCAATACTATGTACAAAGATTTATAGATAGAGTTACCGTTACTGTTTATCCAGTACCTAATTCTTCAGCAGCAAGTTCTGATATGCATCTTTATTATGTAAAAAGAATTGATGATGTTGGTGATTATACGAATGCTGGAGACGTGCCATATCGTTTCGTGCCGTGCATGATATCAGGCTTAGCTTATTACTTAGCACAAAAATACAATCCTGAATTAGTGCAGCAAAATAAAATGTTGTACGAAGATGAATTAAATCGTGCAATAACAGAAGATGGTTCTTCAACTAGCACTTACATAACGCCAAGGACGTATTATAGCAATGTCTAAATATTCTATTGGTAAAAGAGCTAAAGCAATATCTGATCGCAGTGGTATGGCTTTTCCCTATAATGAAATGCTAAAAGAATGGAATGGTTCTTTAGTGCACAGATCTGAGTTTGAGGCTAAACATCCACAACTAGAACCAAATGCACATGCAGCTGATGCGCAATCTTTAAAAGATGCAAGGCCGGATAGAACAGAAAACCCAACACCTAATTTATTAAAAACCAATTCTTTTAAAACAGGCAGTTCAAGTAGTAGTGTTATTACAGTAACAGAAGAAGATCATGGTAGAACTAGTAGTGATACCGTAAGATTTTATGGTGCTGATAGTTTTGATGGCATATCTGCTACAAACATAAATAAAACTGTAGGATACACTATAACCGTTGTTGATACTAATACCTATACATTCACCGTAGCAACAGATACTGCAACAACTGGTAATATAACAGGAGGAGGTTTCCGCGCTTACGCTGGCCCGGCAACATTAGTAGCATGACAACATACGCAGAACTAACACAACAAATAATAGATTATACTGAAACCGATAGTAATGTTTTAACAACAACTATTCTTAATGATATTATAGAACACGCTGAGTCTAGAATTTTTAGAAATGTAGATTTAGATATATTTAAAAAATACAAGATCAGACAGATCAGAGCCTGTAGAAGTTTTAGTAGGAACAAGAACTTTATTTGATCAAAACAATACAATGGCTCCTCAGAAACAAAACGAAATTATTTTTTCTGCTAAAGTAAATGCAGTGACAGTGAGTATATCATGACAACATACGCAGAACTAACACAACAAATATTAGATTATACAGAGGTTAGCACTGATGTATTAACATCTACAATAACAAATGATTTTATTGAACATGCTGAAAATAGAATTTTCAGAGATGTTGATTTGGATGTTTTTAAATCAAATCAATCAGCAAATTTAACAACTAGCAACGCTTTTGTATCATTACCAGGTGGCAGTGCACCGACACTAGAATCTTTAGGTACAATTAGAACTATGCATATATTTCCTGCTTCAGGAACACCAACTAGAACTTCTTTAGAACAAAGAGATGTTAGTTTTATAACAGAATATGCTCCAGATAGAACTGCCACAGCGACACCTGTGTATTGGGCATGGTGGGATCACAACTCATTAATAGTTGCACCTACACCAGATTCTGCTTATAATGTCGAATTAGGAATTACAAGATTACCAACAAGGTTATCTAGTACAAATACAACATCTTGGTTAGGCAACAATGCCCCAAGTGCTTTATTGTACGGGAGCCTTGCAGAAGCCTTTAAATATTTAAAAGGTCCAGCTGAGATG